ATGGATGAACATGGCAACCTTCTATTCAGTGAGATCAGGAACTACACTGACACAGCTGATCAAGGGAATGATTACCTTTGTTCAATTAATTATGGTGTTTACCAGGGTGAAGCTTATGTTCTTAATGTACTTTACACTAAAGCTGGAATGGAAGTCACTGAACCACAAACAGCAAAGATGATTCATGAAGATGGTGTCAATGTGGCTGATATAGAATCAAATAATGGTGGTAGAGGGTTTGCAAGGTCAATTGAACGGATATTAAAAGAGAAGTTCAAAAGTAATAAGGCACAAATTAACCCATTCCATCAGTCAAAAAACAAACAAGCAAGAATACTTTCCAATGCAACCTGGGTAATGAATCATATTTACTTCCCGGTAAATTGGATGGATAGATTCCCTGAATATTATCAAGCTATGATTAAATATCAAAAAGAAGGTAAAAACTTGCACGACGACGCTGCAGATGCTACAACTGGCATTGCAGAGAAAATCGGGCAAGGTAGCAGATTCAGTTTTGACTAAGAAAGGGGTGAATAAGATTGTTCAATTTTAATTTATTTAGTGAAATGGCTAAAATCAACAACATAATTAAAACAGGTGCAAAGTCAATGATGACTGATAAACAGTTTCTTGAAATGGAAATTGCAAAGTGGAAGAAGTCACCCAAAAGAAAAGCAATGATTACTGGTGAAAAGTATTATGCCGGTCAACATGATATTCTTGAAAGAAAAAGAACCGTTATTGGGAAAGATGGTTTGCTTTATGAAGTTGAAAACCTTCCAAACAATAAGATCATTGATAATCAATATGCTAAGATGGTAGATCAAAAGGTTAATTACTTGTTGGGTAAACCATTAACATTTGACACAGAAAACAAGAATTATGAAGCTGCATTGAAGAAAATATTCAATAAGAAGTTCCAACGAACATTGAAAAACTTGGGTGAAGATTCTTTGAATGGTGGTATTGGATGGCTGCATCCTTATTACAATGAATTGGGTGAACTGGTATTCAAGAAGTTTGAACCTTATGAAATACTTCCGTTTTGGAAAGATGCTGAACATACAATTCTTGATTTTGCAGTTCGCTTATATGAAGTAGACACTTATGAAGGTAAAGTTGAAAAAGTTGTTGAGAAGGTGGAAGTTTATAGTGCAAATGGAATTGATAGATATGTACTTGAAAAAGGTACTTTAATTCCTGATGTTGAAAACCCTTCAAGTACTTATATGGTTGTTGAAGATGAAGAAGGTAAAACCCAAGGTTATAATTGGGGTAAGATTCCACTGATTGCATTCAAGTATAATGCAAAGGAAATCCCACTGATCACCAGGGTGAAGTCACTGCAGGATGGAATCAACACCATGCTTTCTGACTTTGAAAACAACATGCAGGAAGATGCAAGGAACACCATCCTGGTCATTGAAAACTATGATGGTGCAAACCTGGCAGAGTTCAGACACAACCTTGCAACCTATGGTGCAGTTAAGGTCAAAAGTATTGATGGTGCCAAGGGTGGTGTTTCAACCCTTACAGTTGAAGTCAATGCTGAAAACTATAAATCTATTTTGGAATTATTTAAGAAAGCATTGATTGAAAATGCAAGGGGTTATGATGCTAAAGATGAAAGAATGAACGGTAATCCAAACCAAATGAATATTCAATCCATGTATTCTGATATTGATTTGGATGCCAATGGGATGGAAACAGAATATCAAGCTTCCTTTGAAGAATTACTTTGGTTCATCAATACCCATCTTGAAAATACTGGTCAAGGAAGTTATGAAGGACAAGATATTGATGTTATCTTTAACCGGGATATTCTTATCAATGAATCTGAAACCATTGAAAACTGTTCCAAGTCAGTTGGTATTCTATCAAATGAAACTATCATTTCACAGCATCCTTGGACTTCTGATGTTGATAAGGAACTGCAAAGGGTTAAAGATGAAAAACAAGATGCAATGGATGAATATGCTAATGCTTTCAATCCTGTAAATCCTTCAGGTAATGAAAGTGGTGATGGTAATGAAGAATAATCAGTATTGGGCAAGAAGAATGGAATTGCTTGAAGAAGCACAACTTAAAAAAGGTCAAGATTATTATAAGACCCTTGAAAGAGAATTCAGAACTGCTGAAGTTAATATTGAAAGAGAAATTACCAAGTGGTATTCAAGGTTTGCGAATAACAATAATATCACTATGGTTGAAGCTAAAAGACTTCTGAACAGTAAGGAACTTGCTGAATTCCATTGGGATGTTTCTGATTACATTAAATATGGTGAAAAAAATGCAATGAATCAATTATGGATGAAGCAGCTTGAAAATGCTTCAGCAAGGTATCATATTTCAAGACTTGAAGCTTTGAAACTACAAACCCAACATTCCCTGGAAGTCTTATTTGGAAATCAAACTGATGCACTGGATCAGTTAATGAAAAACATTTATTCTGATGGTTATTATCATACCATTTATGAAATACAGAAAGGGTTCAATATTGGTTGGGATATTGCTTCCATAAACCAAAACAAGCTTGAAAAGATAATCAAGAAACCCTGGGCAGCAGATGGAAAGAATTTCAGTGATAGGATTTGGACTAATAAATCCAAGTTAGTGAATGAACTTCACAATGAACTTACACAAATGGCAATCCTGGGGAAAGCACCTGATGAAGCAATCAGAAATATATCAAAGAAAATGAAAACTTCCAAGAATAATGCAGGAAGATTGGTCATGACTGAATCTGCTGCTTTTGCTTCTGCTGCACAAAAGGATTGTTTCAAAGCTTTGGATGTTAAAAAATATGAAATTGTAGCAACCCTGGATAATAAAACAAGTCAAATATGCCAAGACCTTGACGGTGAAGTATTTGATATGAAAGATTACCAGGTTGGTGTTACAGCACCCCCCTTTCACCCATGGTGTAGAACAACTACTGTTCCCTACTTTGAAGATAATTATGGGGAAAGAGCAGCAAGGGATGAAAAAACAGGTAAGACTTACTATGTTCCCAGCAATATGAAATATAAGGATTGGAAAAAGGCTTTTGTTGATGGTGGTTCTAAAACTGGATTGAAAGAACTTGGAGATGTTAAAAAAATAGCCAAAACTTTGAAAGAACAAATTCAAGAAATAAAAGATAAAATTGAACAAAAAGGTGGCATAATAGAAGAAAGTGATATTAAAGAAGCTGGAAAATTAATTCAAAATGAACTTCAAATTAAAAGGGCTGATTTGAAAGCTGAAATTGAAAAACTGGAAAAGGAATATAAAGCTACTGGAATTGAAGAAATTGAAAATCAACTTTCAAAGTTACGGGCTGCAAGGCGGGGGTTAATTGACCTGGATGAAGTTGGGCTTAAAGATATGCGTGAATTAAACATCAAATATCGTGAGTTAATAAGGAATAAAATTGAATTACAATCTAAAACAGCAGAAATTGAAAATAAGTTAAAACTTGTAAGGGAAAAATATAGGGGAACCTTGAAAGAAAATGCTGAAGAATTAAAGAAAAAGCTATCTGAAATCAGAGAAGTTGGAATTAGTTCTTTTGATGTTGATGCCCATTTAAATAAAAGCAGGTCACCTATGCGAAAGGTTGTTAAAGAAGCTTATGACTATTATCCTACTGATTGGGTTGAAAAATCTATTACAAGAGGTAATTTAACACCAAAGAAAGTTAATAGGGGTTATTATTCAGATTTTCATGCTGAAATTGCCATCAGCGGTTGGAATGAAGAAGGATATTTTAAGACTGCATTACATGAATTAGGTCATAGATTTGAAAGAGCTGTTCCAGGTATTCTTGAAGCTGAAAAAATATTTTATGAAAGAAGAACTTCTGGGGAAGCTTTAAGATGGCTTGGTGGAAATTATAGGTATAATGAAAAATCAAGATTTGATAAATTCTTAAATCCATATATGGGAAAAGACTATGGTGGAAGGGCTTATGAGTTAGTTTCAATGGGATTTGAATATGCTTATACTAATCCGACCAAGCTATGGGAAGATGAAGATTTTGCAACTTGGATTTATGGAATTTTAGCATTGTATTAAAGGGGGTGGTGTGATGGAAAAAATAATTGCATCAGGAAAATATCTTGGTGTTGAAACAACTGTTGAATGTTTCATGGAAGATGGATTTCCAATTATTGAAGTGAATGGTGAATATGATGAAAAGCTTCAAAGTGAATTTAATCAACTTTTAAAGAAAGCACCTGCATTAGGTGGAACATATTATCCACCTGAAAATAGTTTGTTGGCTGCTTATAGTGTTCTTGAAAATATATTTTTTGATGAAAATACTAAAGTCAAAATTACAGTTGAAGGGGATATTGGCAAAATCCCAATATACGATGATATAAAAGATGCAGTTTATTAAAAAAGGCACTTGCAAAAAAAAATGCAGGTGCTTTTTTCATGCTTATTTTTAAGGGGTGATGCTATGAAAAAAGAAGTAACACTTTGAGAATTAAAAGGTCAAAATACAATGGAACTTTTATTGTCTATAACCCAACCAATTTTGAAAAACACACCCATATTCAAAAGCTTGAAATTGCTTATGTAGTTAAAAGAAATGTTGAAAGAAACCTTTTTCCAAAAACAAATAGTATTTGGCTATTGGAAAGCCATATCAGGGTTTCTGATGATGAAGATTACATTGAAATGGTGCAATCCAAGATTGATTCTTTAAGATGAATTTCGTCTTTTTGGTATTG